AAATATATGCAATCTCGCGGTACTTTTTCAAGATATATATATCAATTACATGAAGTGATTAATAAAATGCTTGGTAAAAAATCTGGATTAACATACGAAATGGTGAGAGAACGACATGAACATTTTCGTTCTAGATGCACTAAATCATATAAGGAATTAATGAAACGCAGAAAAACGGTGAAAAAGAAACTTTCAGAAAAAGGTTGCACCGAACCCTTATATGGTGAAAAATCAAAATGTATCATAAAAATTGTCCCACAAACGAAAAAAATAGACACCTTTACAGTAGATAAGACATGTTTGAAACGAACCGCATAAATAATGTAAAAGGTATAATAAAAAATATAATATTAAATATATATAATGGATCATAGTGAATTCACATTGGATATATCCGGCAATATGGGTTATGAAAAAATAAAAGAATTGAATCTATTAGCAGTGCCCTTTTGGACTGATAATCCAAATGTATTGTTTCAAAGTAAATACATTATGGAATTTTTTCCCATTGAATCCATGACATATAATCAAAAATTGAATGCTATTTCGAGAACCGTGATTTTTTTAACATTGTTTAGTTTTTTTTACACACAAAATGTGCGCAGTTTGATTGTCGGTGTTATTACACTCGGATCGATTTTTTTATTGCATTATTATCATGCAAAGGAAACGCAAAAAATATCTGGTTTGAAAACAAAAATGGAAGGATTTGAAAATCCAGCTTTAGAAGTATTAAAGGGTTACAATACTAACCCCAGTACTACTTTTGATTTTCCATCTTCTACTAATCCATTCTCAAATGTATTGATACCTGACTATGAAATGAATCCGCAAAAAAAACCAGCCCCCCCTGCATTTAATGAAAATGTGAATAATACTATTTTAGAGAACGCAAAGCAAATGGTCATTGATCAAAATCCAGGACAGCCAGATATTGCCGATAAGTTATTCATGGATTTAGGCGAACAATTCCAATTTGAACAATCATTGCAACCTTTTTATTCTACATCTGCTACTACTATACCAAATGATCAGGCTGGATTTGCTGATTTCTGTTATGGAAGTATGGTGTCATGTAAGGAAGGCAATTTGTTTGCATGTGCAAGAAATTTAGATAGATATACAAATTAACCCTTTCCTAAAAAAAAAGTATGTATATAATATATTATGTCTTCTCTTCATGGTTATACATTCAACAATATGAGTAGTCTAAGTGCTGATATGACTGATCAAACACAGCAAAATAATCAAAATACCCGCTTCGGTAGTTATACTGTTTCCAATTTTTTTAGCAACAGCGCTTCCGATAGTCAAATTCAATTTGCTACTCAACAACCTGGTATTGTTGTTAGCAATGGCGGTGTTTCGGGAAGCGTCATTGATATTGAATCGAACTTATTTAATAAAATGGAAAATGAACGCGCCTATGAAAAACTGCAACTGTTCCAGCGCCCATTTTTAACCGTCCCTTATTTAGGAAGAGGTGGTGGTGATCCGACATTAGAGTCGCAATTGCAACAAGGTGAGATGATTCGCGATTTGAAAAGTGTTGGAACTATATCTGAAAAATCATACAATGATTGCAATCAATATCCTATGAGAGACGATTTGCGTTCGAAAATATCGAACCCTTCGAATTTAGTCGAAGAGTTGGCTATGGATGGATGGATTCGCGGAGGTGCTTCTGCTCGTGAATCAATGAATACCGCAATGTAAAAATAAATATACGCTGGCAAATATATTTCTTCATATAGTATATAATGACAGTTACTATTGCTGATCAAGCTACTGAAGTTAGCGGTATTACAACGAGTGGTGCTCTTGCGCGCACTTCAGTTGGAGAGCCGCAAATGAAAATGCAAGGCGGTAGATCAAGACGCCGCCGCACCAAGAAGTCGGTATCAAAACGCCGTCGCACACGCAGTCGCCGCTACAGAAAAGGTAGAAAATAAAAAGGCAAGACAAGACAAGAAAACATTCGATATTATTTATAACTATATAAATAATATTTTATTTAGTCATCTATGTATTCTACAAACAAAGAGTATCGTCAAGCGCTTCGCATTTTTTTCAATATGAATACAGAACAAATTGCATCAGATATACAATCTGATGAATATGACGACGAAACATACGATGAATTATTATTTGATGAAACTGCTGTCAATACTGGTATGTCAGATATACTCGAGAAAACAAACGGAAATCATTTATTTGATGAATTATACACTTTAGCAGCAGCAAAATTTCTTTCAACAAGTAAAGATACCGGTATTTGCATTCTATTTACCTATAATTTTTTCCCCTATTTTGTGGATGTATGGAATTCTTTTCAGAAAAATCCAGAAGGGTTCTTAGAAACAGACGACTGTTTTGTTTTATTGAAAGAACGGTTGACGAAATAATCTATACATCATATATAATGGCTTCTACACGAAATATAAACGATCGAGGAAACTATAGGGCAGAAGAGCAAGGTCGCAAATTGCAAAGACAGTATTCAAGATTTGAAAATCAAGGCAATGGCAAAGCATTTACAAATAATTATTCTGGTGATGGATTATTGATGGGTCAAATGGGTCCATCTGTGCTGTCTCATAATTATGCTGATATTGATTCCTATTTGAAAGGCATTGGATCTACTAATTTAGTAAGTCCTCTACCTCAAATAAAACCAGAATTCAAAGAATTGGAAAGTTTGTCCATTATTCGCCGTATTCCTCTTGTTATGCCAGACCCGTTGCGAGTCACAAAATATCAACGCCCATTATTGTCATAGTTCTTTACACTATATTTTTTACAAGACGGTTTATGATATGTTTTAAAGGTATTATTCACTGGCCTTTTTGATTGTTTCATCTCTTCTTTGCCTATGTATACTTGTTTTGTTTCTTGTATTTCTTGCATTTCTATTGGATCTGATTCAATTTGTATTTCTTCATTAATTTCGCATATGGCTAACACATCTTCTTCATCATCTATTTTATAGTCTGGAAATGTCTGGCTCAAAAAAATAAATAAATTGTCTTTTAATTTTTGTTGCACAACTGGATCTGTAATTGCTTTTGGTAATCTATCCAATGGTCGAATCGTCATATTTAATAAATGCATAAAACTTTTGCATTCATTTTTTTCATTAACTTCTATTGGAATTTCTATAACTGCCATAACATATTTTGGCGTATCCATGTATAATAAATGATATTTGTTTTGAATCATTTATTATTCAATTAAATTTAACAATAATTTTCACATCCTCTTTCTTTATACATTTACATGCAGAAATGGATAATTCTTCACGCTTCTTCCTTGTTTTTCCGTTGTCATCTTTATCCTTATCCTTGTCTTTATCTTTTTCTAATGACACGAGCCGTTTTGATGTACTATTTCTATTGTTCATATCCCCTTCAATTTCTTGATAATGTTGTTGGATATAATCTACTATATTGCTTTCAATCGCCCATTTGAAAAAATTCAGCTGACCAATGGTTGTTTCCATATAGTTATCATTGTCATATGGTATTGTTATTCTTTCCCATCTACAAAAAGGATCAAAGTTCTTTTTTGCATATGCTTTCAATTTCAATTTATAATCATTGTACACCTTGAATCTCACAGTTTGCGTTTCTGATGGTAATCCGTTGATTATTTTAGGTATTTCATATACAGTATAACACTTTTTTGCATAATTTGTTACAAACCAATCAACAATTCTAAGCGATATTTTTGACTCGCCATTAATGACATTCAACATTTTTTTGAGATTGTCTTTGTTTTTGTAGAATTCCATTAAATTGTTAAGTAATAATTGTTTTTGTGTATTTACTTGAGTATACGACATATTGATATTTATTGGTATGTGTTTTTATATTGGTTTTTTAGATAAACAATTTTCTCCGAATAATCGGAAATAAAGTTAACTATTAGAAGTGACAAGACAAATAATCATATATTTTATATAAAATATATGATAAATAATACTGTATAAGCGTAAATATGCTCTCTAATTTGAATACGCGACTCCCGCCATTCCTGACATCACACGCAAAACGTTATAATTGACAGCGTAGACACGAACCTTGGCAGTAGCAGTTCCAGAAACAGTCGGTGAAGAAAGGACAAGCTGAAGAACAGCGTTATCAATTCTGGAAAAGTTGCAGCTACCAGATGGTTGGTGCTCTTCAGGGCGAAGGGCGAAAGAGTACACATTGATACCGCAGTCAGGGGCACGGGTGTGGTGTTGGTAAGGTTGAACAACATCGAAGTAAGAACCTTCACGCTCAGAGAAGCGGTCTTGGCCGTTAAGTTGGAGCTTAGCGGTGACGAC